AGAATCAAAAAATGAAGATGGCGTAGATTTATATTATTCGAGATTTGATACGCCACTTCTATCTGATTTGGTAGACATGGCTGAAGAAATAAAAAATGAAGAATTTAATGAAGATGAAATAATCTTTGAAGCAGATACAGATAAAATATCTGACTGGAAACCAAGTGATGAATTTAAAGTAGATGAGTCTATGAATGAAAAAAGAAATAAAAAATTATCAAAGAAAGAAGAAGATGATGATGATAATGGAAACGAATTTTAAGAATTACGATAATGTAATAGCCGATATGACTATACGAGGCTTAAACTTAGTTATAAACGACAATAATCATAGGAGATTATAATATGGGAAGAAAGAAACTTTCAAAAACACAAAGAGTAATTAATGCCTTCGAAAGAGGTGATGTAATTACATGGAAAACATTAAGAACAACATTTGACCTAACTTCGCCACAAGCAATGGTGGATAAATTAAGAAGAACAGGTCTTATGATTTATACTAATAAAGGTGATTCAGGTACTTCGTATCGTATGGGTGAACCAACACAAGCAATTATTAATGCTGGTGTAGGTGCTGTACTTATGAATGGCAGAGCTGATAAAACAATTATCGCTGCTGGAATCAAAGCACTTTATGGTAACGGCGTAGGATACGCTTCTTAATTAATTAAGAATTAGTTAGTGGTGGTCTTCGGGCCACCCTTTCTAAAGGAAGTTATTATGATATTAGTTGATATGAATCAAATTTCACTTGCCTCAGTTATGATGCACTTGCATATGAATGATGGTGAGTTAGATGAAGAAATGGTTAGACATATGATATTAAATTCAGTACGAATGTATCGTACTATGTTTAATGAAGACTTTGGTGAAATAGTATTAACATACGATTCTAGAGCATATTGGCGTAAAGAAATATTTCCACAATATAAAGCTGGTCGTAAAAAAGGTAGAGAATCAGATGGTAAAGATTGGAATAGTATCTTTGGTGTTTTAAATCAGATTAAAGAAGAAGTAAGAGAATTTCTGCCTTACAAAGTTGTTGAAACTTTAGGTGCAGAAGCAGATGATGTGATTGCAATAGTATGTAAACATTATCAAAGTGAAAAAATAATGATTGTATCTGGTGATAAAGACTTTATACAGTTACAGAAATATGAGAATGTAAGACAATATAGTCCTATTACTAAAAAACATATAAATGGGTTTGACCCAGTTGTCTATATAAAAGAACATATACTAAAAGGTGATAAATCAGATGGTGTTCCAAATGTATTATCCCCTGACCATACCTTTACAGATAAATTAAGGCAAAGACCTTTGACATCTAAGAGGATTGAAAGTATATTAGCTCAAGACATTGATGATTTAGATGATGAATTGAAACGGAATTATCAAAGAAATGATAAACTAATTAATTTGGATAATATTCCAGAGGAATTAGAACAATGTATTCTAGATGATTTCAAAGGTGCCACTTGTGGCGATAGAAGTAAATTGTTAAATTATTTTATAGAAAAAAGACTGAAAGGTTTAACTGAACAAATTGGAGAATTTTAAAATGGCAAATGGTAATTATACATTATTGTTTTCAGAAGTACTTGACAAAGTACACAAAGCAAAAACAAAATCAGAAAAAGTAGCAATACTAATAGTTAATGATAACAGTGGATTAAGAATGGTATTGAAAGCATCTTTTGACCCAAAAATTGAATGGGTGATACCAGAAGGTGTAGTACCATATAAAAAGAATGATGCCCCTATGGGAACAGAACATACTATGCTTCAAGCTGAATCAAGAAAGTTATGGCACTTTATAAAAGGTGCTGATAAAGATACACAACAAGCAAATAAAGAAAGAATGTTTATTCAAATGTGTGAAGGTCTACATGAATCTGAAGCACAATTATTGTGTGATGCAAAAGATAAAAAATTACATCAAGTATATAAAGGTTTATCGAAAGATGTAGTAAGAGAGGCTTTCAAATGGGATGAAAATTTCATGGTAGAAGAAGCACCAAGATATCCACAAGCGCCAGGAAGTGCTTCAGGAGTTGATGCATAAAAATCTTGACAAATCTTGTTAGACCTGTTATAATGGTTAATAATGAAAATAAAGATTTCCGTTCATATCAACTCACTCTCTCTCGACCTCATCAAGAGTTGGTATGAACACCTAGATAATTAAATGAATTTGCAGAGGTGGTCTAATGTTAAGACAATATACTACCAGTATAGAAAAGGTGGTGTGAAACCATCCCTCTGCTCCAAATTTGGATTATAATTTATTATGAGTAGAGCAATTAAAAAAATACCATACAAGTTTGTTCATGTGTATTGGATTGATATTCAGTCTGATAGTTCATGGAGAAGCACTGAAGATGTAAAAGAAGACAGTCTACCAAGATGTCTTAGTACTGGTTTTTTAATTAGTGATGATGATGAGATGATTAGAATTGTTTCAGATTTTAATTTTAAAGATGATGGTAGTATTGATGAATGTGGCAATTCTACAATTATACCAAAAAGTGTGGTACAAGAAATAAAAGAGGTGACATAATGATTTATATAGCTGCAACTATTGGTATAGTTATAGTAGAAATAATTTATTATGATATGAATAAAATGAGAGAACGAGAAGAAAAAAGTTTTAAAGAAAATGTTTGAACATGTAATTAGAAATCCATTTGATATGAAACCAATTTTCAATACATGTGAAAAACCATCATTCAATACAAACGATACTGATGTACTTATACAAGCACAAAAAAGAATTGAGTTAGATAATCTAGGTAAAAATATTTACTTTGAAACATCTACTGCAATCGAAGAAGAATTAGTTCAAAAGACAGCTGCAAAATTAGGACTACTTAATCAACAAAGTAATTATAGTCTTTTAGTTGATTGCGATAATATAAAACAACTAGGATTGGCAATCGAGGATGATGTTGTTATTATGCACAAGGGAAAACTAGAGGCATGTTTTGTGGCATTTCCTTCATCATGGAACGCTGGTGAAAAGATGGGGAAAAGTCTTGCAGAATTACACGAACCAATTGCAGACAATGAGGCATTAGTTCGTGCATCTGATGGTATCATGAGAGCCATGACAGGTGGACAATCGTATCATAGATACACTTGGGGTATATCATCACTAGGTGGTTATAGTAATCATCCATTGTATGAGAAACCAGACTTTGATTCATTAGATAATTTAACCTTTAGAGTAGAACATGAGAGGACTGTTACAATTACAGAAGGCACTACTGCAGTTTTCTTGATACATGTCGATATATACCCTCTTAAAGGGGTCTTAAAGACTGATTTTGGACTTATAAAAGAATCTATTGACAGTATGAGTAAAAGTGTGTTACAATACAAGAATCTAGTAAAAGTTAAGGAGTTATTAAGTGAATATATTTTATCTGCATGAAGACCCAATACAAAATGTCAAGTGGCATGTTGATAAGCATGTAGTCAAAATGGCAACAGAATATGCACAATTACTATCTACTGCACACAGAGTAATAGATGGTGAATTGTATGAAGATAGAACAAAAAATAATCACAGAATTAAAAGGTGGAAACTACCTGATAATAGGGAGAATATACTTTATAAAGCAAGTCATGTGAATCATCCTTGTAATGTTTGGGTGCGTGAAAGTAAATCAAATTATCGTTTGATGTACCAGATTTACATGGCTTGTCTTGCAGAGTATACATATAGATATGGAAAAATACATGGTGCTTCAAAACCATCTATTAGTCTACTTAGGGCACCAAACAATATTAAGGATATTGGGTTAACAGAATTACCTCAAGCAATGCCAGACTATTGTAAAGTGATAGGTAATCCAATTCAGGCATATAAAAATTATTATATAAATGAAAAGAATGGATTTGCCAATTGGAAAAATAGAACGAGGCCAGAATGGTATGGAAGTATATAATAGTAAAGAACAAGCAGAAGATATTGCTGGATTAAAACTAGCAGTTAAAAACTTAGAAAAGACTGTAGGAAAATTGAATGAAAGAATTGAATTTATGGAAAAGAATTGTGATACATTTTTTCAATCTATAGAAGAATTAGAATCTTTAATTGAAGAATTAGAACCTGAACTAGGTGACCAAGAATATCCAAAGGGGGAGTAATGCCAACATACACATTTGAAATAATTGAAACTGGTGAACAGTATGATGAAGTAATGAAGATTGCTGAAAAGGATGATTATCTAAAAAATAATCCAAAGATTAAACCAGTCATGACTGCACCACATTTTGTGGGTGACCATATAGTCAAAAAAATGGATGGTGGATTTAAAGAAACACTAGAGAAAATTGCAGAAAGGAATCCTAAAACACCACTGGCAGATAGATTTTCAAGAAGGTCAGCAAAGGATATTAAAAAAGAAAATATTGTTAAGAAATACAATTTAAAGGACACCATAGTATAAATAATATTGTGATATGGTCAATCTAATAGATTATACACAGGGGATTAACTGAAGGATTAGTTAATCCCTACTTTTAGAGAAAAATACATTATGTTAATATTGAACAAACAAGATTCTATATATGCTGCTACGAAGTTAATGAAATACTTCAAGGATTTTAATCGTATTGATGATTATTTTCGTGCAAGAAAAATAGAAAGAATTAAAAAAATACCTCAATCATTGCCTGGAATGGGTTTAGATGAAGATATGTTCCAAGCATATGATATGCATCCAGAGGATATGAACTTTGAAATTATACAAGCACAAAATCAAACATTTGATACTATGCTTGAAATGGTTGCATCATTTTCACCAGAGAATGCTCCTGGCAAAATGATGAAACTAATTGTTAAAGAAACAAACACAAACAAAGTTGTTGGATTTATTAAATTAGGTTCACCAATAATTAATTCTAAACCTCGTAATGATTACTTGGGTGGTACACCAGATTTAAATATTTTTAACAAACGAGCAATCATGGGATTTAATGTAGTTCCAGTACAACCATTTGGATATAATTATCTTGGTGGTAAACTATTAGCTGGAATTTGTAATTCACATGCAGTTCGTAGAATGTTAAATGAAAAATACAATACAGAGTTTTGTTTATTTGAAACCACATCTCTTTACGGCAATATCAAAGGTATGTCTATGTATGATGGTATGAAACCATTTTTAAGATATAAAGGTGATACACTATCTAAGTTTTTATTAACACTTGGTGAAGAAATATATTTTGAGATGAGAGATTGGTTTACAGAAAAAAATGATGGTGTAGATTTAGTTCCTGCCAGAACAGAAGAAGGAAAAGTTACAGCAAGTAGAAAGTTAAAGATTCAAAGTAAAATGGTAGGTATTATCAAGGCAAGTTTAAAACAACATGATATTAAAGCCTATGAGTTGTTTACCAAAAAAATGCAAAAGGCAAGTGATGTCACTACACAGAAAAGATTTTATATTGGTGA